GAGTAAAGATTAGCTTTGACCTAACAAAGATTAATGTAGAGATCCCAGAAGGTCACACTAAGAAGATTGAACTGTTTGATGATGTTGGTGTTATCATGAAGTACCCTTCAATTAACATTATCAAACAATTAGAGAATATCAACATGGATAATGTTGATTCTGTATTTAACATCATATCGTCTTCAATTGATATTATCTACAATGGAAGCGAAGTATTCCATACCAAAGAACAAAGTAAAAAAGATGTTGTAGAATTCCTTGAGAATCTTACATCTAATCAGTTTAATAAAATTCAAAAATTCTTTGAGACCATGCCAAGATTAAGACAAGGTGTTAAATATACTTGTCCTGTATGTTCACGTGACCATGATAAAGTCTTGGAGGGTCTTGACAGTTTTTTTTAATAAATCTCTCTCATGATTCTTTATTCAATCATTATAAAACAAATTTTTCATTGATGCAGTACCATAAGTATTCATTGGAAGAATTGGAATCTATGATTCCTTTTGAGAGAGAAATTTACATTACTATGCTGATTCAACACTTAGAAGAAGAAAAACAAAGGTTAGAAAGCAAGAAATATGGATGAAAATAACTCAAAACCAAGAGTAGAGTATTCTGAATTTAGAAGAATGCTAGAGGAAATGCGTGGGAATAAACAAAATTCTGCGCAGGATAGTGACAATGAACTAACTAACAATATCAAAGATTTAGTTGTAGTAATCAAAGAATTAACAAAAAATATTACAATGATAATTGGTGGTCAGCGTACAGCACCCATGGGCACAACTCCATTTACTGCAGCCCTACAAAATAGCAATAATCCAAAAATACAAAGCGATGAAGATCAGCTAGAAGCAATTAAGAGAGAAGACGAACAAACTGAATTATTAAGAATCATTGCCAAGAATACTGGCTACAGAGAGAAAGCCACACCAGAGAAAACTGAGGAATTTAGTGGTGGTTTAATATCTAAAATAGCATTAGCTGGTGTTGCTATTGCAGGATTACTTTATGGTTATTTCCAAACATGGCTTAAAGGTGTAAAATTTTTATTTAATGGAATAACAAAAGCATTAAAGGGTGCATATGAATTGCTAATCCCAGAAACATTAAGAAAGAGTATTGGTAATTCGTTCTCTGGAATTGCAACATTCTTCTCTGATCTTGGCACTAAAGTTAAATCATTATTTGTTTTTGATGAATCATCAAAAATTGGAAAGGCAATAACTGCAATTAAAGATGCATTTAAGTCAGTAGCTGAGATGTGGAGTAAAATATCAGAAGGTATTAGTGGCGCAGTTAAAGCAGTTACTAAAATACCTGGGATTGGTGCTTTCTTAAGGGGTGCTTCTAAAGTATTCATGATTGCAACTCCAATTGGAAGAGTACTTGGAATACTGGTTGCAGTTTATGACACTATTAGTGGTGCACTAAAGGGTTGGGAAAAAGGTGGTTTCATTGGGGCAATTACTGGTGCTATGCAAGGATTGATTGGTGGGTTCTTTGGTGGATTTGCTGACTTTATCAAAAGTATCACTTCTTGGACATTAGGTGCACTTGGATTTACGGGTATTGAAAAATTCTTAGATTCTTTCTCGTTTACAGAGATAATTAACGATTTTATTGAAGGATTCTTCAAACCAGCCCAAATTTTACAAGATGCAATAATGCACCCTATTGAGTCACTCAAGAAATTGGGTGGGATTATATCAGATGTGTTTACCAAAATTACTAAAGTGTTTGACCCAGTTATTGAGTTCTTCTCAGGTATTGGTAAGAGTGTAATTGGTATGCTTGAAGGAATTGGTATTCCTGAAATTGGTTTCACTATACCAATTATCGGTAAGAAGGTTTCTATTGGTCCATTCTATCCATTCAAGTCAGATGCTCAGAAACCAGTTGCGCCAGCAGAAGCACCACCAGCAAAGACTGCACCAGAAGCTGCTGATACTACTGCTAAAATGCCAGCTGGGCAAATAGCTAATGTTGATGCAAAAACTAATACAAAAGATAGTGGTACATTTAATAAAGCTGGGTTTACACCAGATGGCAAAAGATATGAATTTAAATCTGAAAAAGAAATTGATGACGCTTTAGAATCCGGAAGACTACTCCCACAAGTTGCCGAAACAAGAAAAGAAATTCTAAAAACAAGAAGCATGCGTGATGGAATGAAGCCAGGAGAAACTCGAACAATAGTTAGAGGTGTGCCAGTAGCTAATGTTACTTCTCAACCACCTGCTGAAACTCCAGTAACACAACCACCTGCTAAGAAAACATTCCCAGCTATGGCAGTGGGTGAAATGGAAAGAGGTACTAAGAGCAAAGCATCTCCAATAGTTGAGAAAGCTGCAACACCTATTCCTGGTGGTGGTCAAACTGTTAATCCAAGTGCACAGAACTATAATGCCAAGGCTGCTGGAACTGAAGCTAAAGCACCAGCAGTAGCAACTCCAATAAAAGCTAAAACAGATACTGCTGAACAGACTAGAATGGCAGCTAAACAGCAGTATCAATTAGGTACTAAAGAAGAAGAAGCTGCCAAACAAAAATTAAAAGAATTTGAAAAAGCTAATCCGTTCGATTATAGAGATAAACCAACGGCGATGCAAGACTTCTTAGAAGTACCAGGTACTGGAAAATTTAGTGACCCAAAAAAGCAAAAAGAATATGACGCACTCATGGATAAGTCATATAAAGCATCTGATAAAAAAGAAAAAGCTAAATTAGATTATGAAACATCAGATAATGCCCAGGAATATAAGACTAATAAATTCGGTCAACAGGATGAAAACTTAGGAGCCATTTTTGCTAGAAAAGATGTTCTTATAAGCAGATTTGGTTATAAGGATTCCGACTTACTAAACGCAGATGGTAAAAGTTATAGCATAAGTAAAATAAATACAGCTTATGATAAAAATGTCAACAAAGACTTAACATCACCTGTATCAACACCAACAGTTGAAGGTGGTAAAAAACCTCCACCTAATGCACTAAGTGGAATAATTGCTGGTGGTGCAAAAATGTTTGGAGTAGATTTAGAAGCTGCTCAAGGTGCACCATTACCAGCAGGAACTGGTAATACAATTGAGGCTAAAACTGGTGATGTTGCTAATTCTAGAGATTCTTTAGCTACGAAAAGTGGTGGTTCTGCTATTGTTAATGCTCCAACAACAGTTAATAACACTAATCAAAATACTACTGTTGCTAAGTCTCCTTTTAGAAATGAAGAAGGAACAATAAACAAGTACTATTCTACTAGACTTGGTGCGTACTAAATGTGAAAAAGCCACCGCAAGGGTGGCTTTCTTTTTTGGCTAAAGATCAATCAATTTTCTTGAGCGATCTTCTTAAAGTAAGACATTACATCTTCATCGTTTTCCTCATCAAGGGAAACTTCCTTTGACTTCGGTGCTGGCACAGACTTAATCTGTGGAGCAGCAGCCACTGGACGATCTTCTTCTTCAGCAATCTCAGCAGCAGACTTTGAAGAGAACGCATCACCAGAAAGAACTTCTTCAAGTTTCTTCTTTAACTCATCATAAGATTTAAAGTTCTTACGATCTAAGAACTCAGACAATTTATAACGAGCACCTAAAACACGAGCAATCTCTTCATCAGATCCAATAGATGCAGGATCTTGGAAAGTAGACTCATCGTAGTTAGTGTAACCATCTTTCTTGCGCATGCGCAACTTGAAGTTAGCACCAGTATCAAAGTCAAACACATTGACTGGTTGCTCATCCTCATAAGTTGGCTTTGCTTTGTCCATGATCTTATCAAAGATTTTCTTACCGAATTTGAACAGAACAACTTTACCTTCATTCTCTGGATGCTTTGGATCAGAAACGACCAAGACATTGGCAATGAAAGACAAGCGACGTTTTTGCTTACGAGCAATATCTTTGTTTGCGTCGGAACCAGAGTTCCAAAGTTTAGTGTTCAACTCACCGACAGGATCGTTTTCACCAAGAGTTGTTAGGGAGTTCTCAATGTACCACTTACCAGTTGGTCCTTGGAAGCCATGAGAAAACAAACGTACCCAAGGCAACTCATCACCTTCTACTCTAGGTAGGAAGCGTAGTGTGGCTGTGCCATTACCTGCCTTGTCGCCTTCAAGTTTCCAGAAGCGATCGTCAACATATGACTTGGTTTCAGTTTGGGGATTTGCGACTTTTTCGAATGCATTTGAAATAGCACCAAAGTCAGAATTGCGCATTTTGCGTAGTGATTGAATATCCATTGTATTTCCTTCGTATTAAAGTATTAATTAGTATCGTCTTGTTTTGTATGTTGAATAAAGATCTGATCAGTTATTCCATCTACCTCATCGACAAATGGATCATCATATTCTTCATCAACATAACTATTTAGCGTTTTCATACCGCCACCTTTTTTACCAGTGGTTTTTCCAGAACGCTGACCAGAAAAATCTTCTTCAAATTTCTTTGAATTCTTATGATAGGTCTTGCCCATATTACAACTCTGCAATCTCTTCTTTAAATTGATTAAACACTGTTAAGACTTTTTCTTTATCGTACTTAACAAATCCTCTAACCTTTTCAACTTTACGTATCTCGTTTTCCCACAGTAATAACATAGAACCATGTTGTTTCCACGTACCAAGTAAATTCTCGAAGTCATCTAAGATCCTAAGGGTTTCAATCCCAATTTGTTTTCCAAGATATAAGTTAAGTATACTTGGATATTGATTTAAAGTAAAGTTTAAAATAGAGTCTTGTTTAATCTTGCGTTTGTATGCATCCATTAGAATTTTATTGCAATCGTCTGCAAAGATTTTCGTCATGGATTGTTTACGTTTTTGCCATGCCAACAAATAAGTCTCAGCTTCTTCTGACGCATAAACAATGTTATCATTACCGTATGCAAAATTTGCAACATAAAATTGAATAAGGTCTTTGTCAACTGGAAACTTACGAGCTAATTTCTCAAACATATATCTATCGTTCCGTGCATGGAATGCTTCACGAGTTCCCTTTACAGAACCTCTGTTCTTAAATACATCGAACGAATCTTTTGAGAAATGTAACTTAATGGCAATGTAATATTTAAATGCTTTAAATCCGTCCATTATACATCTAGCTGTGCTTGTTTAGGTAAATAATTCATCTCACGAAAGTTCATCTCAATCTTTTCCTTGAGGGATTTATTGATGAGAGACTTTACATCTTCTGGTTCAAGGTAGTTCTCTTTACAGTACTCCAGAACAGCATCCATGTGATTGATGCGTTTATCCTTGACCATCTGCTCAATAAGCAAAGAAAATTCATTAGAGTTCTTAAACATAAGATTTCTTCATGTAGTATTCTGCTGCTTTGATTGCTTGTTGGAGTTCACCATACTCACGCATCTTCTTTTTATAGAGATCCCAGATAGGTGTGTTGGTTTTCTCAGGATCCATTTTACGCTCAAACTTATCTAGATACATGCTGAAGAATTTATCTAGACGCATTCGATCAACAAGAAGTTTATGGTGTGTATCTTGGATACCTTGGATGTTACGATCAGTTGCGAACGAAACGATTTTTGTGTAATTCAAATTCATACTATCTCCTCATTGTTGCAATGTCAATGGCTTCTTGATCAGAGAAGATCGGCACTGCATTTGACTTATGCATGGTACCAATACCTTTGATCAAAGAACCTGTATAGACTGGTGATGGCTTTAATGCACATACTCCACCAGTAAAGGGAAGACTTGGAATCTTAGGCGTCTCACGACGAGCAGATTTTCCAAGTGAGTACACATCACTGAGTGATTGTTCTTTTTGAACAACCTTCTTTGTGGCATACTTCTTGAGCATTCGTTCCCACTCGCTTTGCAACTCTCGCTGCTTTGCGTTGGGTTTATGCTTCTTTGATTTGGTTGGTCCAGTATGTATCATCTGCATAACAAATCCTATTCAGTCGCTATAAGATAATTATACCTGAATTCTGAATTAAAGTAAAGGGATATCTGCTAATCCCTTACCAAGTTGAGGGTTATTTTTTACTAACAGTCTGAGTATCTACCTTGCCATGGGCGATTGCATATGCAACGCAAACATTATCACCTTGCTCATACGCACAACGAACTGCAAGAGGATCGATTCCCTTGACAATTGCAGACTCAATGTTTGACTTCATTGATTCTATTTTATAGTGTTGATAATAAGTTGTACAGGCAATACCTGTAATTAAAACTAAAACCGCACCAATGATAAACGCTAAATTTTCTTTATTATTCATAGTTTCTCCTACCATGTACCATCGTCAACTATCACTCTAACCGAAATTGGCAGCAGTGATATAAAAATGCCTCGCATGTTTGGATTGAGTTCATCTGGATGCATGAACTCAAAGGCGAGACGCCAGTGAAATGGATTTAGTGCAAGACTAATCCAAATTCCAGAATACTTTGCGTAGTTACTTAAGATCTTTAACATCGTCGCATAATCCTAATTTTTTGGCTTCAGCAGAACTGAGCCAGATATCTTGTGGAGGAAGTAGATACTCACGAATCTGTTCTTCTTTTAGACCAGTACATTTTTTATAATGAGAGATCATTCTCTTTGTAGTCAAATCAAATTCTTTAATCTGCGCAAATAGTTCATGTTCTTTTCCGAACGAACCCCATGAGTATTGATGCGAAAGAATAGAAGTGTTTGGTGTAAGAATGCGCTGACCATTAGTACCTGCAATAAAAATCATTAAACCAGCAGAAGCAACCTGTCCAAGCCCAATGGTTCTAATTGGTATTGAAGATCCACGCATTACATCAACTAATGCAAACGCAGCATTGAGATCACCACCTGGAGAAGTGACGATGAGGTTAAGCATCTCTGGAGTCTCTTCAGAAAAATTCGATTCAAGAATCCATTCAACTGCCTGTTTGCAAGTACTGAGGGTCACTTCCTCCATCAGTAGAAAGAAAGAGTGCCTCGAACTGTCCTCTTTTAGTGACAGGTTTAATTTTTCCATCATTTTGTTTACCACTTTCTTTATAAAAAATATGTCGACCAATTACGGTAGTTCGTTCAAGTTTCCATCTTGGATTAACATAATCTGCATGATAGAATAATGCACCCTTTGTTATATCATCTATGTTTTCATAGTTTGCATAGGCAAACAAAGCAACGTCCATGGCTTTCTCATAAACGATGCTATTCTTATTTAATTTCACTGGCTCACAGAACCATGAAAATTGGCATGTATATTTATTTCTCTGTTTGACCACACTACAGATAGTATCTGGATATCGTGGGTCTTGAGTTCTATTCAGTGTGACAAGAGCAACGGCTAATTTTCCATCTGTTGGTTCATGACCAGCTTCATGGTAAATGTTCTCAGCCAAACAGTCAACCTGCTGTCTTGCATCTTTTGTTAGTTCATTATATCGAATGTCAAATAATTTAAAATTTTGTGGGTATGCAGTTGCGATGAATGTAATTGCAACCATTGTTGATATCAATAAGAGTATGTGTATGTACACTCGCATAGTATCTCCTTAATTAGTTAAGAAAGAGAGCGGATGCTCTCTTTCAATCCCGTATCAGGTTGACTTCTTGCTAGTAGTCTTTATATCTTGGGGGATGTTTGAAACGAAACCATTTAGGACTTGCGCCTTTGCAATGATATCGCTTTCGACTGGATAAGCAGGGAATCCTGGATGATCAGGAATCGTGCCACCATTGATTTTAGCAGATTCGACTTTTGTAGACCAGTCGTTGCTAATTTGTTCACGCTTACCGTAGTATTCCTCAGAAAGCATGTCTTTTGCCATTTTTAAAAGTTCTAGGCGAATCTCGAACGGGGTCAAGTTACTCATGTTGTACTCCTTGTGTGTAATGAGTTGTGTGTAATGATGGTTTTATTGGGATCCATCAACCCACTGTGTATATTATTTAGTATCCTCTGCCTTTTTCTTTGGCGTTGGACGAGTTTTTCCTTGAAGGTTTTTATCGCAAACTACTTCTTTGCTTGGAACGCATTTTTCAACTTTCTTTGGTGGTGCTTTCTTTGCTGGTTCTTTGTCAGCTGCAAAGGTTGTAGAAGCAACAGCCATTAATAAAACTGTGATTAAATTTTTCATTAGTCAATCCTCATTGCATTGAAATTTATATTCGGATTCTGTTCAAAAATGTCATTCCAGATTCTGCGCCAGTTTTTAATAAACTTAATATCAGCAACATTTTCTTTCTTGACAAACTTATCAGTGGTAGATGCTATATTATCTTGAAAGATAGAATCACATCCCCATATATTTATATCTTCAAACTCACCAAACTCTAAAAGGAATTCAGCAGCATAGTGGGCTGCGTTATACCAGTCTTTTGGTTTGAAAACATGAAGAATTGTAAACTTGTCATCAATCCTCAATTCCTTCATCTTTTCCCATGCTTTGGTGCTAACAATAATCGGACATTGAATAAGGTCTGGGGTTGATTTTAAAATCCAAACAATTTCTTCATCAGCAATTACTGTAGCATCTACACTAAATGTGTCACCAGGAATATTGCAACCAATTACAAAATCACCATTTCTATCGAAACAATGTTTGCTTGGTCCATTACCTAGTATCACACCTAGCATAGAATACTTTTAGAAACTACGTGTGTACTGTAGACGCCATGCATCTTTTTCTTCGTCACCCCAAGTACGGCTCCAACGAACTGCAACTGCATCTTGTTTAGTCAATGCATAACCTACTGCAACGTGAGCACGAGTTGTTTGAAAAGCATTAGCAGTTTCAAATGCGTTACGATAACGAGCACCAACATCACCAGTAAAGCCAGCACCCAGTGGAACTTTTACACCAGCATCAAGTGCATAATGACTAAAGTGTGTAGAGCTAGTTGCTTTCTCACCTAGACGACCACCCAAGTAGAAATTACCAAATGATCTCTTGGCACGAACTTCCATACCTTGAGAGATAGAACCATTACCAAAACTTGTTTGGCTGTTTTCCATTTTAATGCTATAGTCCATTGCACCATCTTTAGTACCAACAACCAATGCTTCTTTAATATTGGTTGCTTGTGTTGCACGATTAGTTTCATCAGAATATTCCAATGATGTATAACTTTGTGCCATGGCTGCTGACGAAAGAATCATCGTCGTTAAAAATATACTAAACTTATTCAAATTAAACTCCTTGTTGTTTTAAAAGTGGTAGGTTATTCTGTTACGAGGAAACCTACCGAAACCCTAGTCAGCGTTTAGGCTGCCAATGCGAACTGTGAGTCGTTTGCGTTTACTTTGTTTTACTTTTAACGAGTATCTGTCTCGGGTTGTCCATCTTCGTACTTATTGCCACGTCGAAACCTGGTCACCCCCATCAAAAACACACTAAGGACTCGAACCTTATTTCTAGAATAGTTCCAAACAACCAGAGCGACTGGCAGTGTGTTTATGGTGGAGGTGAGGGGATTTGCACCCCTGTCCGCAACACCTTTCGGTTAACTTCAAACAACCATATCACGCTAACTTTGCAGTTAGCCAATCAATTGCTTCGATATCTGAGTCGAAATATGGACTTAATGTTCTGCCATTCATCACCCAGAAGTAGGTATAGCTATGCATCCCTGCATCTCTATACTTAACTAATTTAACTTCTACCGACATACAAGTATACCCTATTTGTATATGTTTGTCAAATGTTTTTCCAAGATCTGTAGTCGTCTCTCAACTGAATAAAACTATTGATCCAGTCATCACGCTTTTCATTGAAGATGATTGGATCTTCATCATCAACTGCCATCAGAATCACAAGTCTACTTACAGGTATTCCTGTTCTTTCTTCAAAGGCAACTGCATACGCAGAGCATTGCATAAAGTAATCATGAACATCATCTCTAGACTTCTTTCTCTTGGAAGTCTTGAAGTCGATAACAGAAACCTTGCCATCATATTTAGCGATGCAATCTACTGTTCCTGCCACCTGTAGATGATCAGAGTACAGTGGTGTCTCGAGACAGTGAACATCTTGTATCTTATTTAGATAAGGTTTTATCGATCTGAAGGTTTCAGCATCAAAGAGTGCAGGTGAAGTATCTTCATTGTTGAGATATGATTCGCAGAGTGTGTGGATTCTGGTTCCACGCTTGGCAGCAGTTGTGCTAATTCGGTTGGCTTCTGCTTCTCCGACTCGCTGTCTCCACTCGATGATTGCTGCTTTCTTGAGAAGTCCTGTGACTGTTGTGACGCTGGGGTAGGCTCGACCCGATGGGGTTTTGTATACACGGGAGCCATCGGGCGAAGTGACACGTTCCAACTTGGGAATATCATGATGTATGTGATTGAACATT